AAGTTCTATCATTTATCCTACTTGTTGGTGGCAAGGACGATGTTCTTGTGATGGATCGTATTCAAGGTCGGCACTTGTGGGATGATGGAAGGTACGGAGGTGCCAATATATATGATGGCATTAATGGTAAAACAAAAGATGGTTTAAATAATATCATTAAGGGACCGAGAGGTGTTTTTATTACACGCCTTCTTGAAGATGGTATGCGCAAGAACGTACAGAAAGCTTATGAGATTGTTGGTCGCCCAGAGGATGCAAGCTTAGGGCGTTGGCACTGGGAGACATGGGTTATAGAGGGTGAGCAGGTTGTAAACCACGGAACTCTTCAGGCCATCATCAATGGTTCTCCGATTAATACTTCTGTCACCGAAGGCAAGACAGATACGTTCTCATCTGGTATGACATACATACGTGGGGAGAATGCGCCTGTTGTACGGTATCCACTCTCTGATGGTGGGGTCGTATACATGTCACCCACTAGAATGAAAGAGTTTGAAGCCTTTATAAAGAAGCCAAAGAATGGTATTATACCCAAAGACTTTAAGGTTACAGGTCGTGCTGACATACCTTGGTTCGAAAGAAAAGAAGTTGACCGAAATAAATTAGACGAAACGGCAAGGGAGTATGAAGATGCGAAGCCCAATGGATCAATTCTTAGGAGCGATGAGAGGACTGGAGAACTCCAAGACGCCTCTCAGCGGGGAAATTCCCCCATCGACAGAAGATACAGCCTTGGATTCCTTGGAAGGACCGATCAAAATGTCACCAAAAGAGATGGCAGAATGGTGGTTGGGAGAGCCAATCTCAGAGGACAAGTAGTAAATCCGGTTGCTCAATTTGGAGATGACCAAAGACCTATATATGAGATAAATAGTCCACAAGTATTTACCAATATGATCAAAGAAGCCAAGCGAGACCTTGGTGAGCTTGGACCACAAGTTACTGATTACAACGAGATGGGTGAGTCTTATGAAGGTAAGAGATTATTTTTATTTGATGATGGTTATTCAGGCTTTGCCTTAAATGGCGATGATATAATATCAGTATTCAGTGTTCCTCAGAAAGCGCCAAGAGGTGCCGTCAGAGCAATGATGCCTGTTGCTGTAGAGCAAGGTGGCAAAAGACTTGATGCATTCAACACTTTCTTGCCGAGTCTGTACTCAAGAATGGGATTTAAAGCGTTAGCAAAACTTCCGTTTAATAAAGAGTACGCTCCAGATGGATGGAGTTATGAATTTTACAACAGATACTTCCCTCAAAGTGGAGGTGAGCCTGAAGTTGTGTTTATGGTTTACGATCCAGAAAATGCATCGTCGGAAACTGATGTTCTAGTAGATGATTATGATGACGGCTCATTGCTACAAAGAGAATATTTGTTAGTAGATGAAGATACTGATCAGACATCAACTGCTGATGAGATTCCGTCTGTAGACCGATCTGCTATAGAGCAACTTCTTTCTGGGCAGGACTTAACAACACAACGTAAGTTCTCAGTCAGTCCATCAAATCCAAATCAATTGATTGCGGCACCTGTAAAAAATAAAAATGGATCGTCATCTCCTATATTCGGATCGATGATAGATAGTAATGGCACTAGGATACCTATAGTTCTTCCAGCGGGTGAAAATAGAAAGATTGAACAGGAAGAAGGATCGACTGAGGTTGGACGTGGCTTATACCATATCCAACAACGCGGTCATGATAGAGAGCTTATGAGGTTCTCCAAGGGAAAGTATAATATCCTGAACGCTATGTATGATCTACTGAAGAGATGGGATAACCAAGGCAATCAAGACGGCGATAATGTAATAAGCTACCCTGATCAGGGTGGTATAGCTCTTGAGTGGCGTAATGATATCCCATTCAAAGCCCCGAACATGAAGCTAATACTCAAGCCTCGCAAGCTTGGAAGTGGTTATGTATTTGATATACACACATTCTTCCCTGACCTTGAGAAAAAAGATCGTGCCATTGTCGATGGGAATAGACGTTACAGCGTTAGTCCATCTCCAGCAAATAGCAGCACTATAGCGGGTCAGATAAAACAGAAAGACGTGGACATAAACTATGCTCGTGCTTCTGATTTCTTAGCTAAGGGTCTTGGACGCATCGTAGGTAAAGACAAGTCTCAAGCGCAAGCAGACAGCATACTAACTAAGTTCCAAGACTCCATGCTTCCTGTCGGTCGGATGATACAAGAGCTGAAGGCGAAGGGTCTTACTATCGTTGATGGTATGGACACGTATCTAAAAGAAGAATTGTATCATGGTATCGTTGGCAACGAGGTAGATAAAAGAGAGAAGACAATTTACCAGACTGCTCGTGAAGCCCTGAAGCAGTTGAGCATTACCAAAGATCAAGTGAAGAACCTTCGTTCTGTATCTGATGCAGCATCAGATAGTGGCAGGGGATTTATAAGTCAGGCTATTGAAACTTCAGGTAGTGATCGTCAAACGATTGGTGATGCATATCTTTACGCCAAGCATGCTAAAGAACGCAACGCATATGTTAGGTCTATAAACCCAGATAACAATAGCGGTTCTGGTATGAGTGATGCCGAGGCGGATGCAATCCTTATGTGGTTTGCTCGCCTAGACAATCAAAACAGTGCGGCACTTGGTGCCTTGGACCGTGCTGTTAGAAATGTTGTCAAGAATACTAATGATACCCGAACTGAAGGTGGACTAATACCTGCCGAGTTTAATCAAGTGGAACTAGAAGACGGCAATGTAGTAAATAAATCAAACTACACTTCTTATGTACCATTGAGAGGTAAGATTGACCCAGACAACGAGACCACTGATCCAAGCCGCCCAAGCATGGGCGCACCATTCGGTGCCAGAGGCCGGGAAGACAGGCGGGTCACGGGTCGATACGACTATGCAACAGATATACTAGCCACCACACTTACTCAAAACATGGGTGCCGTTGCACGAAGTGAGCGCAATAAGGTTGGTCAATCCTTCCTTGAACTACTGCGTTCAGACCCTGCTGTAACAAAAGAGTTTGGTACTATACTGAAAGCCTTGCCAAAGACTGAGCAGTTAAGGAGCGGTAAGGTTGTTCAAGCCACAGATCAAAGAGCGTATATGGACCCACTTATATACACTGTCAAAGAGAATGGCCAAGATGTATATGTAAAACTTGAAGACGATAGAATAGCTAAGGCTCTGAAGGGTGATGTTGGCTTGGGGTCTGGACCTCTTGCTGGTGTTGTTCGTGGCATGGGCAAGGTCAACAGATACCTGTCTAGTATCAATACATCATACAACCCTGAGTTCTTTGTAACCAACCTATTGAGAGACCTTCAAACCGCTGGTGTAAACATCAACCAGTATGACGAGAAGGCGATGACTACCCAGATTATGAAGGGTGTTGCTGGGGCGCTCAAAGGAATAAAGCGTTCTATCATAAACAATGACGACTCCTCGGACTGGGCAAAGTCCTACAAAGATTTTGTTGAGGCTGGTGGTCAAAACTCTACGAACCAAATGTCTACAGTCGCAGACCAGATGGAAAATATCCAAGGGTTACTTGGTGATATATCCGATCAGGGAGTCAGGGGTAAATGGAACTCTGTAAAGAATAGCTTTATAGGTAAGAAGGCTGGATCATTACTGAGTACCATTGAGAGCTACAACACCGTCATTGAGAACGGCATTCGTGTTTCTACTTACCAAGCTATGCTGGATCGTGGATTCTCTAGAGAACGTGCAGCGCAAGCCGCTCGTAATGTTACGGTAAACTTTGCTAAGGGTGGTGAATACAAGACGTTCATGAACGCATTCTACCTGTTCTACAACGCATCTCTTCAAGGTTCATTCGCACTTTTAAATGCAGCGTTGAGATCCAAAAAGGTTCAGAAGATTTGGGCGGGGACTATAGCAGCAGGGTTCTTGCAGGACCAGTTGAATGGAATGCTATCTGACGAGGATGAGGATGGCCGTCTTGTTTACGATAAGATACAACCGTACATTCTTGAACACAACTTGATCCTACCTGATCCGTTTGGCTTCACAGAGAGATCATACATAGCAATACCTATGCCGTATGGTTTAAACATGGCTCACAACATAGGCCGTGCCACTAGCCAAACCACTCGCGGTGGAACAACCGCTGGCAAGGCTACATCATCTATCATTGGTACAATTGTAGATGTGATAAATCCAATTGGTGGCACAGAAAGCTTCACTAACTTTGCTGCTCCTACAGTTCTAGACCCATTCATTGATGTCCTTGAGAATGAAGACTACGCCAAGAAGCCTGTCTATAAAGAGGCTGCGTTCAATGACCTCGGTCCAAACAGCCAAAGGTATTGGTCAACAACAAACCCATCTTCAATATGGGTATCTAACATGTTGAACAATCTTACTGGTGGTACACCTGACATGAAGGGCTTCATTGATGTCTCGCCTGATGTGATGAACTTCTGGCTTGAGTATGCAACTGGTGGTGTTGGTAGGTTCGTTCAACGCACAGCAGAACTTCCAGTAAGGGTTTATGAAGAGGGACTTGACGAAGATATATTCCGTGAAATCCCGTTCGTTAGAAAGATAATAGGAAGCGTCTCAAGCCGTGAAGACTACGGCAACTACATTGAAAAAAGAGATAAGATTCTTGTCGTCGGTAAAGAGATCAAAGGCGCTTTACAAAGTGGTGACACTGAAAGATTACAAAGTGCCAGACAAAACTACGCCGAAGAGATTAGATACCTGCCTAGAATAAAGGCTATTGATAATGCCTTGAGGAAAGTCAGTAGTCAAATGAACTCCATTAGGGGTAATGGAAGATTGCCAGATGATCAGAAAAAACTTCTGATTGAAAAGCTTGATGAGAGAAAACAAATGCTTATCTCTAGAGGCAATCAAATTCTGAGGGAGTTTTAATAAAGTTCAATTGAACTTTTGCAGCCTGCGCTGAGTAGAGTATACCCATAGCTTTTCTAATGGGCTTAGATCATCTTGATCCATAACTGATCCAAGGCCATGACCTAAGTCCATCAGGTTGCTATCTCTTTTAAACTTTTCTCTGGAGCAGTAGCCAACTACATTGTAGTTCTCTTCATCTTCTTGGCACACAAGTACTGAGCAATCAGCCTTGAACGAGTTAACGTCTTTGAAGAGGAGGCGGCCTCTTGGATAAAACGTAGACTTAACATCCACAGATATGTCACCGATCCACATGTCCTCTCCGCTATCAACTCCAAACTGAAACGGGTTGTGGTCTATGTCGAATACCTTAGCGACACTAAGCTCTGCCTTGATGCCAAGTAGATCAAGATCGCCATCAGTTCTGCCTTGATCCCTTCTTTGATTAACAACGCCAGATGCTCTGGCTAACTGCCATCTAAACGTGGCGGCTTGCTTGCATATAGATATTTCTTTAGGTGATAAATTTACCTTCATGTTTTTTATTTATTCAACATGCCGTTTATTAAGGCTGGCGATCTCATAATGTATGTCATCCTCAGTTCTTTTTGTTTCCATCCAATCTATTATTTCGTTTTGTTTCCAACGCCTTATTCTCTCACCGAGGATAATCGCCTTCGGAAAATCTTCTGAAATTCTAATTAACTTCCTCGCGGACTGATGACCTAGAGACATCATGTTTGCAACTGCATGTATGTCCATTAACTTTTCTTCCATTGTTTAAACTCCTCTCGTAGACTTTCAAATTTACTACGGGCATCAGGATTATCCCTGAAGTCTGATCGTGACTTGATACCGCAGTGCTTCCTAATAGCTGCCACAGAAGCGGCCTCTATCTTAAATGGGTCAGTGTCTTCCACCAAACCTGCTTCTTGTAAGTACTTAATAAATTCTTCATTGCGGCAGAGCAATCCTGCTGAGGCGATTAAGCGTTCAACATTCTTATGCTCTTCGCGTGGCTCTGGTTCGTCCTGATCGTTTAGCTTAACCATAGCAACCATGTATCGTGTGCCAACCCAGTCAGTGTGCAACTCTTGTGGGCAATCATTAGGATGTACGTTGAGCCTTAGCATGATGCCGTTTCTGTCTTGAGACATCGACACTTTCACCGCCTCAAACCCTATAGCTGCGTCTTTTATGTTAGTCATCTTCTATCCACTTTTCTAATACAGAAGTTCTGCTGTACTCATCTGATGGGATATTTTTTCTAGCTTCTTGGCACTCTTTTTTTGTACCTTCGCAGATTATATCTGCCATTTCCATATCCTCCCATCCATATCTGTAAGCCCAAAGTTCGTATATTTTTTCTTTAGTCATCGCTTTTTCCCCTTCGATCTTGAATGCTTGCAAGTCTCACCAATAGTTGCACCGCACTTGTTACATGGCTCGCTATCCAGTCTTGTTTGAGCCTTGTGAGCTTTAATCCTTTCTTCTTTTATTAATTGCATATCGATAATGGAAACCTTCCCACCCCTATGCAAGTCAGGATATCTCCCAGTAATCTCCCTATATGCATCTATCCAACCCTGCCTATACGTCCTAGCAAAGGGCTTCGATCCCTCAAACAGGGGGTATACTTTTGTTTCATTATTTATTTTAAGTCTCTTAACTACTAAGTGTGTCTTTGCCATTGTATCCCTCCCAGTTTATTTTTGCCCACTCTATTGGATCAAATCCTCCTAAGTCCCACCAAGTCCTCTCGTCACCGTATCGGTGCAGTTCCGAATGGCAGTCGCGGCACAGAGGCACAGCCCAGTTATCTCCCGATCTCATGCCTATCCCATGTTCCCCAACATGAAGCAGGTGGTGTGCTTCCGCGCCGCGCCTACACACTAAGCAAGGTTGCCCTCGCAAAGTATTCAGGTACGCTTCATCCCGAATGTTCTTATGTTTCGGGATTAGCATTTTCTAAAATGGTATTTCGTCATCCAAGTTTGCGGATGCTGGGTTAGCACTAGGCGTTGGCTGATAGCCAGTGCCTTCTGTCTGACGCTCCCTCATGATGCTACCTCTAAGAGATAGGAAAGGACGCCCAGTTTTACCTGTCTTTCTCCAGCCAACTAAATTGGCCTTCCTCCC